ATAGTTACTTCGGCAGGATCAAATACAAGATTACCCCCAGATCCCATGGTTACATCGACTGCCCATGCCGGAGCAGCAAGAAATAATGTAGCGAGAAGTGCAAAAAAGAACTTCATATTCGTTAACTCGACTACACTATCTAGTTACTTTTTACTAGATATAACTTCCTATTTGTTAGCAACCACTGACAGATTTTGCGACCTCTCCACCAAGATCACCTCCAACTTTAGAACCTAACATAGTTGCCCAACCGGCAGCTAACCATCCAATATAAGGTATACCACTCAACACTGGAGCAAGACCACCAGTCATACTAGCTCCCACGATCGCACCGGTTGACTCTCCAGAACCTTCCGACTTGATACACGCTAACTTTTCGGCAGTCAACTTTCCCTCAGAGTCTGGTCCTCCATTTGATTCATTAAACATTGTATATTCTTTTCGGGTAGACTCAGTTTTATCTACACTCTGAGTTCCACCAAAAAATCCTTTTTTATGACTTTCTAGATCTAAATTCTTTTCAGTAACTAATACCTTGGGATCATTAGCATTATATCTAACTTCATATCCATCTTTCCCAACTTTTACATCATAAGAAGAGTACTGCCCGGTAGGAAGATTAATTGCAGGATATTGTGGACGATCAGCATATTTTTCAGTCATCTTCATCAAATGACCAAGAGCACCAATATGTGCAATTGCAACCAAACCACCCACACCAAGAAGAACCCACTTAAATGGATTCTTAGTTGATGTAGGTGTTTCTATTTTTTGGTCTTTCATGTGATCAGGAGTCCAAGACATTGCTTACTTTTTGGGTTCGATAGCAGATACTACCGGTAATTCTTCTTTCTTAGAAGTATTATTTGGTTTACCATTACCACCATTTTTAGCAGGAGAAAGTCCGAACGCAGCTAAAGATCCAGAAAATACAGATGCAATAAATGTTGGATCAAAATCTAAAATCTTTTGACCATTTGGAAGTCGAACGTAACTGAATGTGAGAAGAGAGGCAGACCAAATAAGCACTACGACTTTCACCAAATTACCAAGAACTTCAGATTTATCATCATCGTCTGCCTTCTCTACTGCTGGTTTAGTATCAGCCATATGTAGAGAGTAAGGCAGAATTATTTAGTAATATAACCCTCGTCAATAAGGTACTTTCGAGTCAGTGGTGTTGGTTCATAAACTTCCCACATCTTTCCCTTTGCACAGGCAGCAAGTGCATCTTTAGTCATACCCTCAGTGCGTCCTGCCCAACCTGCTTCTGCTTCCCAAGGAACTGCATGTTCGGGATATGTTCTTTCTGCCAATACACGCCAAATCATAGGCACATCTTCTTCAGGTTTGATGATAGCAATAAGACTATTATCAATAGTTCCTGCCATACAATCCTGTGCGGCGTGCCATCCTTCATGTCGCATCACTTGCATAAGAATATTAGGACGATCCATGTATTCTCGATTTAAAAAGAAATTATTTCCCACCGTATGATAAACACCACGATGACCAACAGGAAAATACTTGGAGTCTGCTAAAAACACCCCAACTCCGACTTGCCTAAGAGAGACAAGCATATTGTTGAATTCATTAGCAACAGGATAAAAATCGTCAGTATTGGAATACTCACTAGAAATATCCAAAAGATTAGTAACTTGTTTGACTCCATCTGCACATTCCTTTAGTAACATACACCCCATAGAATGATGAGTATTATATTCATTTTCTTGGAGAGGGTCTGAATGGACAGGTAGGGCAACCGCTGCCGCAGCAACCAGGGACGCAATAATTTTTTTCATACAAACTACCCCCTTCCATTTCCCGAATTCCAACCACCAGGTCCTGAATGAAAATTTTCTGAACCTCCAGAATAATCATAATCTAAAGTTACATCATGATTTTGAGTTGCAATTTCATACATTTTTTGATGAATATCTTCCGATTCAACGAAAAAATTATTTTCAAACTCTTGACGTTTCATTTTAATTTCTTGTTCCATATAATCAATTTGTTTTTGTGTTCTTGGTGGTGCTGGTCCAAACCATTCATCATCTTTAAGATATACAGGTGCCGGAGTTCCCGTATAATAATTCAGTGCATCTTGTTTAAATGCCTCACCTGCACAGTCAACTATATTTTTATCGATGGCACACTCAATATCTTTTTTATCGATAACATCAGGCCAATTGATACTAGTTGCTTGTTTTCTTCTAAAAATACCCATTGATTCTTTAAGTTTTTGAATAATCATTGCCAGTGATAGTGATAGAAGTTTCCTTTGGGGTGACACATGGGATCTTCGGATGGTATTCGATATCCCAACATAGATTGTCCTTTAAAATCTGTTCTTCCATTTAGAACTCTTGACCAATAGGCAATACTGTTATTACCATTTGGAGAACTTAGTTTGTTGATTAATCTAGGATCTGGAACTATGTATGAATTAAAATCAAATCCTTGATATTGTCCCGGAGCAAATACTACTCCAGAAATAGTATTCGGAAATCTATCAGACAAAACACGATTCAAAACAGAAGCAGCTATACAATATTCATCAGCAGAGTTTGGATGTGCTTCTACCTGAACTACCATTGCCAAATTTTTGTAATCAACAAGTGTAAGTGCGGCAAGAAGTTCTAACATAAATCAATCTTCTCCAAGATATTCTAGTGAAAAAATTTCATGGTCTTTGACATCCGGATCTAACCATTCATCAAACTCCATTCTAAGGGAATGTGCATCTTCAACTGATTTTAACACGTCATCAGTCTCACTATCACAGAGAACGTGCAGTCTATCAACTGTCCATTCATGTACTTTCTGCAGAGTGTCCTCTAAAGTTACCATAGTCTTTTCGCATGTAGCGTCCAAGAATATTGCTATTATAGTACGCTGGGGCACCATTGTCAAGAGATTCAGATAAAACATTATTTAAAAATAATTGTTTAGTCTCTTCATAATTACAAGTTCCCTTTGTTTTATGTAGACTCAATATTTCTCTACTGAAGTTCTCTTTTCCATATTTTTTGATATCGTCTTTTAATTCAGGACAAGAACCATAATACTTTTTCCAATCTGATTCTTGTTTTACTTTTCTTTTCTTTCCAGGAGGTTTTCTAAAAGACCAAAAATACTTTCTCCCAATGTACTGTCGTTTGTTCGACTTATTGGTAATGAGATACACAAAACCAAAAAAGTCCCGAACATCGTCCCCAGTAAAAGGTCTCTCCAAATATATCCATGGGTTTTCATATGAATCCATTCATGTTATTCAAGCTCTTATTATATATCCATCAACCCTAACAAAGATATTCTAGACAAAAAAAGAGAGGGTGTCAAGCCCTCTCAAGAATTATGTCAGTCCTTTGGCATCTTTGCCCCAGACTTATGTCTAGTAGTGCCTGCAGAATCAACATATGTTTCTCTCTCCTTTCTAGGAGATACATAACCAACTCCAGGAACTACACCAGTCTTACCAGCAGATCTGGCAGCATTTCTGTCTGCTGCTCTCTGTGCCGCTCTCTTACGATTACGATCATAAGAACTCATTGCCTCTTCTATGGCAGCAATTTCCTTCTCAGAGAACTTACCAGTTGCCTTGAGTACCTCTACATCTTCACTCATTCTCTTAGCAACACCAGCTGCCTTGGAAGCAACTTTCTTTGCTGCTCTACCAATCATTCCCTTGATACCACTCTTGACCTTCTTCTCTACTCTTTCAGTGCCTCTCGCTGCTGCTTTTGCTGCCTTTCCAGGAGCACTCTTTACTGTGCTGGCAGCACCAGATACTGCTTTCTTGGCAGAACTAGCAGCAAGAGAAGCATCAACAGCAGCACCTGCTGCTTTACTCTTTGCCTTTGCCATTGCACCTTTAGCAGCAGTTCCTGCTTTACTGGCAGCACCTTTAAGAGCTTCTCCTGCCTTTCTCATTGCAAATCTTCTTCTGGCGCCTACAGGAGCACCAGACTTTCTCATAGGAGCAGTGTCACTACCAAAAGTTACTTTTGCTTCGTCAATGTAATCATTGGCAGCATCTTCAACAATGACGATAGCATCTTCTTCAGAATATCCTTCTGTAACTAATTCTTCAACTAGTTCATCGCAGATCTCATGTACGAGTTCTTCTTCAATAACTTCTTCTACCTGATTAAATTCTTCACAAACTTTTTTAAATTCGGAGAATTGTTTTTGAGACAAGGACATTTTTCTTATTCTGTATCCATATGAAAATATTTATAAAAAAAGAGGGACTACTCGTCCCCCTTGTATGCTTGATATCCATCATATTCACCGAACATATAGGAATCAGATAATGCTGCCTCTCTATATGCTCTCATACTATCAGAGACTAAATCCTGCGAAGGTATCTCCTTTGACATCTTGTTTAATTCCTCCAACAATGTAGGACTCGACTTCGGTTTCTTGTGGGGCAA